AGTGATTTTAACAAGATCCAAGAATCCCAGTCCATGCGTGTGTTTAACGATGTCTTTTAAGATGTCTATCATAATGTTCTTATTGTATATGATATTTAGGTCTTAGTCTAGTGTTATTTCAGAAACTTTGAACACGACTGGATTTTGTTTACCAGGCTTACGGAAGATGGCGTAGTTCGCCCCGGGTCGGAACTGATTCATCTCTATGACCTCATATCCCTCATCTTCTATGATCTTGGCCATAGTGGTCTTGGTGTTGTAGTTCCAGTAACCTCTCTTGGCATTATTGAGGTCCTCATCATAGTGGCAGTCGGCGTACTGTATGAAGCAGTAACCTCCGGGAATCAACACCCTCTTGATGTCATGCAGGTACTGTTGCACATGTTGTTGTGTGAAGAAGACAAACGTGTCCCAACTGAAAACAAAGTTGCAACTGCCCTGCGGTATGTTAGTGCATTCAGTGTTCCTGGTTTTATAGAATTTCAAATACTTTCTATGCTGGGGATTAAATTTCTCTAATATTGGGACCTCAATCTTGTGTGTTATGTCTAAGAAGAAGTTCAATCTCCATGCCCTAAAATCCATAGAGAACATGCCATTGCCTGGTCCAATCTCCAGACTGTTGTAGAGGTTGGTCCTTGCGAAGTGAAATATCTTGGTCTGCACCTGTCTGGCTAGTATAGAATCAACTGTGGGGTTCTGTTTTTTCTGGTCCAGATCTCTAGAGAACCATTCAGGGGTCTTGTCTAACCTGTTGATCACTTCCTTGTTGTTGGCGTCAACGGCTAATTCTAGGTCCTTTAGTATTTTGAGATTTGAATCAATCAACTCCTGCAGGTCCTCTTTCTTGACCCGTTCTAGTTTTTCTATTAGTAATTTTATCTCTTCTATGCCTAACATAACACTATTTAAAATTCAAACAGCTTGTTGAATGTATTACTGGTCTCTGTGCTTTGCACGTCCCAATCCAACACACCTATAAGATTATCCAGTTTTTGGTCCAGTATGCCCGTCTCCATGGCATCTCCATCAAATGGCAGTTCCTTGAACCACTCCGGTATACGCATCTCATCCACAGGATACGCAATACTTGTATAGCCTAATGGATTCTGTTTCAGTTTGCATACGATCACTTTGGCACCATCCGTTATGGGCATTGAATACTTGTCACCATACATCTCCCTACATCTGTTCCAGTTCATGCTGGCCCTCACGTGTCCAGGCATGTTGGCCCTTCCCGCCTTCTCCTCCGCCGCTGTGTACTTGGTCATGTTGTTTGCTCTCTTGGGTGATCCTTTCTCCCAGCCTGGCATGGCTTTGAACTCTGCCCTGAATTCACTGATCCTGTCCAATACAATCTTCTCATCTTTTCCTTGCAACACCATGTACAGTATTTCACTCAAGAAGTCCTGTACGAACACAGGGGTGTCTGAACGTTTGAGATCAAGTCCCATTGCTTTCATCTTACCATCTTTGCCATCAACATCTGCACGTTTACCCTCTTTGTCGTAGTACAATACAGCATATCTTTTTTTCGTAATGAACAATCCTTTTGATGCAACAAGTTCTCTGCCTGCCGCAATAACTTCTCCTCTTGTGCTTGGTGTGTGGAACGCCTTGGTCATGAATGATTTGAATGAGCTGTTAACCTCATCTGCTATCTTGTCGTACAAGCCTACAACAGAATCTTTGGTCCATGGTATAACACCTTCTTTTATCTCTTTCTGCAGTGTCTTGAATGCTGAGAAGTAAACGGAATCTGTGTCTCCGTACACAATACTCTCACCTTTGTGGTCATACTGGCCTGTCACAACCTCGTTGACCTTGCTGGCCATGTGTTGTGTGATACATCTTCCTGTGAGTGTTACACTCTGTCCAATCCTCATGTCAAAGAACCTACAGCCTGGGTTCAGGATTGCACCATACAGACTGTTCAGATTGATCTTCTTGACCAACTGTCTCTTGTCCCAGTACTCCCTTTCAATTTCGTTGTCTCCACACTCACGCATCTTCCTTTGCATCTCTTGTCTTTCCTCGTACCAACGTTTCAGTAATCCTGGAATTATGGCTTCGTATTCGTATGTGAACAGAGTACCGTTCGCACTCAACATCCATTTGTTGTTGCCATCAAATACGATCTCATACAGTTGTGCCGCACTCATCCTCACACTAGTACCGTCCTCCCAGTCGACTATGATCTCTGTGCCTTTCTCTTGATTCATCACCGCAACATACTCCCAACTGCCAAACTGACTGTCCCATGCCGCCGCAAATGATTTCTTTGCGTGTATGGCCCTGTTGATCTCCGCTGATGTTATCACAGGTCTTATCTGTCCTATGATTGTCTCCGGTCCCATGTTCAATGCCCTGATCACACTAGGATACAGTGAGTTGATGTCAACAGATCCTATCCAGTCATGTATTCCTTTTTGTGGAGTTGCCACGTGGGCTCCCGCCGCCGGTTGATTCACCTCACCGTCCTTCTTGTACTTCCTGCCTGGAACGATCATGCCACGTCTGTGCGTTTCATTCACAATGGCCTGTTCTGTTACCGCAACTGCACCCATAGTTGTTTGTAGTAGTACAGTGTTTTGGTGTGCTATCTCGTTTGCAAGTTCTATAAACTTCAATTTCTTCTCAAGTTTGGCCAACAGTGCAGTATCCTGTCTGTTGTATTCTATGAACAATCCAAAGTCGTTCTTGTACAAGTTATCAAGCGAACCTTCGTAGACTGTTTTCCTCTCATCTAATTCGTGTTCACCTATTGCATCTAGCCTGAACGAATGTCTTTCCTCGTATGTGTACTTCCTGTATAGTTCTAGCAAGTCCAAGTGTACCCTACCAACCAGATCAAAACTCAACTGTTCTCTGCCATACTTCTCGAATATTCTCTTCCTGGGTTTCTGTCCCCAAAAACAAAGACGCCTCGTGTCATCTGAACTCAGTACCTTCTGTATCCTGCCCACTGTGTATGGGATATCGTACCCTTCACTGTTCCAACCTGACAGTATGTCTGCGTCTTGTACCAATTCCAGGAATGCGTCCAGCATGTCCTTCTCTTTCTCGAACAGCATCGTGTTGTCAAATCTCTTGGTCAGTTCCTTTGCATCATCCATGCTGATTGTCTTGGGAGGCACTGCGAAAGTGACCAGTTGGTCTGTCCAGCTCATGTAACAACTTATGGCAGTTATGGGCATGAACGGGTCGTCTGTTGTTGAATAACCTCTATCGGGATCGAAGTCCACTTCGATATCAAAAAACATAACATTCAGCTTGGGAGTTTCCTTGCCCAGGTAATTCTCTTCCAGGCACCTGAACACAGGATTGATGTCATGCTCGTAGAGTGTCTTGTTGGATCTAATCCTCTGCTCTTTTATGAATTCTTTCTGTGTCGCACACTGCACCCTCTGTAAAGGTTCACCAGTCATTGACCTGTGTTTGCCCCTTGCGTCCTCGTAGTAGAACACATACCTTGCGTCATACTCCACGAACACACGACCCTTCTTGGGATCACGTTCCACGACGTAGATCTTGTCCTCGTCTTTTTTGTATAATGCGTCTATGTAACTCATATTATGAATACTTTGTATAATCCTATTGTGTTCATGATTGTAAACCAACCTGTAAGGCACGAGATCCAAACCAACCTACGTCTAAATCCTGCCCAACACATCGTGCTAGAGCCAAGCCAGTAAAATGGAAACACTATACTCATTATAGGCTCTGGTGATGTAAAAGTCAAGACAGCTGACCCAATCACTGTCACTATAACAGAAAAAAGTTCTAGATAGAATGCTGTTGGATCTGTCTTATAACTGTTTACCCAAAATTCTTTGAGTAATCTTATCACTATAACTTGCCTGCGGCTACTAATATAGATTCCAACACGTCTAAATCGTCTGTTAGATTCTTATAACTGTCCTTGTGTGCTATTGCTATTGCTTTGTTGATTATTGCGGGTTTGAGTTCAAGCTCTTCTGCTATCGCTTTCACTGTGTCTCTCAATCCACCCTTAAGGTCGTCCACTTCGCCTAATACTTGTGAACCCTGTGATATGATCTGGATTAGCTTCTGCTTCTCTGCATCATTGAAGTTTCTTACTGCCATTTGTTTCTCCTGTTGTTATCCAACAAGTATATAACAATTATGACGTTGAGTCAAATGGTATTTGGATTACTCGTTAACGTCAACAGACCCGTGTCTTGCGTCTTTTGTTGGATTGCCTTCTTTTAAAATTCTTGCCCATGTTGTCATGTTTATCGTACAGTTCTTGACCTGTTCAACTGTGTCATCGTCTTGTGTTATCTCATCAGTGCCTTGTGCTTTAGATTCTATGTTGCACTGTGGTGGAATTGTGAATCCAAAATTACTGGCGGCTGAATAAAGCACACCATGTATGTGTTGGAAACCATCTCCGCCACCGGACACTAATGTTCCTAGTACTTTATTGTAAAAAGGTTGGTACTTGTTGTCTTTGGCCCAACTGTAAATAAAATCAAGTCTTTCTAAAAGTGCCTGAATGTGACAAGAGTGTGTCCCCCACCAAATAGGTGTTGCAAAAATTACACCATCCATGTCAAACATTTTCATTATGTGTGGCTTCAATGCGTCATCAACATCATCTGTCGAGCATTCGTAGTCAAGGTCACGCATTGTAATCACTTCACATGTGTGTCCTATTTTTTCAAATGCCAACTGTGCCATCTTGCACACCTTGAATGTGTTTGATTCTGCATCTGCTTTTAGACTTCCATTGAATATTATAAATTTCATTATTTCATAGCCTGTTTTGTTGCTGTGGCATACATCACTGCTTCTGCGTCTTTGCCATATCTCTTTTTGAATCCTGCCTTGTCCTTCTTCATGCCTTTTACATTTTTTTCTCTCTTGCTCTTTTCACCTTTGGTCATGCTACGTCCGGACGTGCTGTGTTCACCACCGTGTGCTTCAGTCACTTCATCTGACCTTAATGTTATAACTCCACATGCAAGTCTGTCACCTGCGTTGCCTGTTTTCAAACTCTCTGCGTCTCCACCCTTGCCTAGGTCATCAACGTCTGAGTGTACAACAAATCCTCTGCCTATCACTGATCTGTCACCTAGCAAGTCTACTCTCTTTGCCTCGATTGTGAAACTGGCAATGCCTGATTCGTCGGCTGTGATGTTGCCAAGATCGCCCACATGTCCTTCGTTGATGTCACCGTGATCAACTCCGTCTGGGTTATAGTGTCCACCCATCGATTTACATCCATCTGACATGTCGCCAAACTCGTGTATGTGGAAACCGTGTTCTCCCGGTGTCAGTCCTGTGATGGTGCCTTTGACTAGTGTTGCTGTTCCTGGCGCCTGTATAAGCAGGATTGACCCCTTAACGGTGTCAGAATGCTCTAATATGCACTGTGCCACGGTTGTTTCCTGTGCTTCGGTAATACTGTTTACCTTGCTACAACTACATTCCTTGGCTTTGGTCCTAGGACAACTTGTTTCAGTGAACTCTATTGCTTTCATTATTTTTTCTTTTTGGTATTAACGTTTATTGCCTTACCACGCCTGTTGGGATTTGGATCTTTTCTTCTCTTCCTCGCCGCCGCACTTGCCCGGCCTTTTTTACCTAGTGCATATGCTTTCTTGGCCGGTACGCATTTAGGTTTACCTTCACCTTTGCTCTTGCCACCGCAGGCACCTCTGATTTTTCCTTTTGGTCCAACTCTCACCCATTTGTCCTTGAACCATTTTTTCAAATCCTCGTTCAGTGATTCCGCGAATACCAATTCACCGCAGTTCACACAGAAGTCTACGTCCTCTTTCTTGACGCAGTTGGGCACACGTTTGCCAAACATGGTCTTCATGCCCTTCTTGGTGTATCCTTTCCAACACTTCTCTGTGATTATCTCACTGGCTCTCATTATTTCTTTTTGCTGTTGCCCCAGTTGGCCGCACCTTTTTTACGACACTGAACTAGAGCACCAGAGGCATAGGCACTAGGCCATACTTTGTATCTTGATTTTACTTTGTGATAGCAGGCGTCTTGTTTCTCTGCTAGTTGTTCAAATTCTTGTTCTGTGATTCCTATGACTTCACGTATCTGCATGTTACCATGCCCTGCATGACCAGTATCTGGCCTTGGTTTTTGATCCCGGGTTGGCACAGTTGTGACGTGCCCTGAAACTCTTCCTTGCTTTTGGATTTGATTTCCTGATCTTCATGGTCTTCTGTCCTGCCTTCTTGGCACTGGTACCACCGTGTCCGAAGTTAACTTTTTTTACATTGCCCGTCTTAGGATCCTTAACGTATACTTTAAATTTCTTAACATCACCACGCATCGGTTTGTTGAGTGGCACTTTTCTGCCCCTGTATTCTGCGTCAAATAATTCTGTTTCGTCTTCTGGGAAACCCAATGGACCAAGCACTTCTTCAAAGTCCTCGTCCTCTTCTATATTGAATTCGTCACCTTCTGGCATTGGTTGATATGATTCGTTTTGTATGTCATGTGATGCTAACACCATGCTCATAGCATCTGCTAGTCCAACTTTGTCCATGTTCATTTGATCTATGTCTGAAGTGTCGCCGTGATCATTGAACACCGCCATGTATTCTTTTACTTTCATTGGATCAAATCCTGCCTTGTTTAGGATATCATCACTTCTGTAATCTAAGTCTTCCTGCACCGCTGTTTCGTCCAGTGCAACAAGGGCCTCTTCCGCACTGGTCAGTGACTGTATCGCAGATGCCTTGGCATCCTCGTCAACCGATAGTGCTTGTACCCTGTCTTTCATTACTGACATGTCCAGCAG